AACTACAAAGCAGTAGTCTTAGATCAACAGCTGTCAATAGCGACATGTTGTTCACGATTGGTTGGGAGACCAAGGTTAGCGTCAAATCGCTGGCCTGCCTTGGCCTTACCTTAGGTGGTTACACTCTGTGGCGCCACCGCCGTCGTGTCGTAGGGTATTTGGCGATCGGGCCTTACTCTACGGTCGAGGATAATTTCATCTTGCGGGCACTCCAGAGGTGCCTGCAGGACACAACGAAGAAGACTTTGAAGATCAACTGGCATCCACTGGATTCACTGTCTAGTGATGCGCCCTTCCGTTTCACGGATAATGGTCACCCGATTTCTGGTGCCATCCGTGATGAAGCTCGTCGCGTGATAACAAACGCGATTGACACGCAAGGGGGGACAAAGTACGAGATTTCGCCAGCGCCCCAATCTTACGAGGGCGGCCGGGCTGAGCACCAACATTACTCACCCGGCGACCTGCATACTGCAGTCCAGTCCGGTCCCCCAGGATCCAATGCGTTCCTGGTTGGTATCGACACCGATTATTACCTCCGCAACCCCAATGATTATCTAGGATTGGGCCTGCCGTCTATATTCCATACCTTCAACCCTGTTGAGGTAGCTGGAGTCGACGGTGAGTGCCAGTTTCGTATCATTGATAATGAAGTTGTGTATGAGGTTAGTGGTGGCGGCACCTGGCGACACCGTGTTTGGGATTGGTGCGGGTTTGGTGAATTCTTGGAATGCCCGGTACCCATTATGAACCCCTTCCAGTGGCTTTTGTCGCTTGTGGGTATCCGCAAAGTGGTTTACCAGAAGATCCATCATGCAAGACCATGGGAAGTCTGTCCTCATCGCGCCTTGGTTTGGTGCATCCCCCAGTTCTCTTGCTGGGCCTTTAGTTTTATCGGTAACGATCTTACCGCCCGTGCTCTTGCCCAGGTGGTTTATCGCGATAAGATGCGGCCCGGCTGGAACTCTATAGTTCGACGAAAGCGAGATGTTCTGATGGTCTCTCTCGGTCGTGATGGCGATGACGCCACCGCCGAGATTAAGAAGGCCGACTATGACACCCTAATGGGTTTGTCTAGTGCCCAGTCAGTCACCTCGCGTATGTTGGGAATGGGTTATTCAGATGCGCGCCTCTTGGCCCTGGTGGGGCAGTATTATAGCGGTCGTCCGCTTGAGACCAGCGATCCACATCGCTTGGGTCGTCCCGTCGGCTTGAAAGTCCACTGGCCTGCAACAATGGAGGTAGATGTGCCGGAAGTTAGTTACCGGACCTACGGTTCCCCTGTTGTTTCTGACGCGAACATGGTCCCACAGATTAAGAGGTGGGAGGCGCTTTCTGAGTCCATTGACTACCGTATTACTTTTAATGCGAATAAGAAAGTGCCCGGGCGCGCTTATCGCGCGCTCGCCTCAGAATTCCTACGTTTGGTGGTCCCTGATGTCCTTGTTGGCACAGGCGTACCTTATTCTATCGAAGAAACCATCGAACGTCTCAGTAAGCCCTCACAAGTCCTAGCCATACAGCAGATATGGGAGACCGTTGACATGCCGCCTCGGAAACTGATTGAGTGTTTCCTTAAGAATGAGCCTTGCATGAAGAACGGTCGTATCATATCATCCTATGCGGACATTCGTTATCTGGTCAATGCCTCACGCTTCATTTTCAAGTTTACCGACGAGATTTTGAAGGCGGAGCATAATGCCCATTGGTTTATGTGTGGAAAAACGCCCCCACAGATTGCGGACGAAGTCTGCGGTTATGTCCGGGGAGTCGTCGAGCCGATTGAAGGCGACATTGTCCATATGGATGGTTCCGTGACCGAGTGGTCACAACGACATACCTCCAATGGTCCTATGTTTCGCTATTTCTCGCGAGACTTCCACATTGAACTTCAAGCAGTTTGTGACCCTATGATAACATGTCCAGCACGTGCTAAGCGCTTTGGTTTTCATTATGAGGCCGGGGAAGGTGTGAAGAGTGGTAATGCATTCACATCTGGCGGGAATAGCATTATCAACGCGGAGACCCAGTATGTGGCCGTCCGCCGTACATCACCAGATTTGAAACCCAAGGAAGCCTACGGGCTCATTGGGTTGGTCGCAAGTGATGATTCGGTGTTTGAGCGGCAGTACCAGAAACAATGGTTATGGGCGTTCGATCAACTTGGAATGAAACTGAAAGTGGAGCGTTATAAGCCGGAGGAAGGCATTGTATTCCTTGCGCGGGTCTTCCCCGACCCACTTAACACTACCACCAGCTTCCAAGATCCATTACGTACATGGCGTAAGTTACATCTGACGGCTAGAGACCCCAATGTTCCAATTGGGGATGCCGCATTGGATCGTGTTGAGGGTTATTTAGAAACCGACGGTTTAACCCCGGTCACCTCACATTATTGCGCCATGGTTTGGAATTATTACCTTTCACCAGCTGCAGCCGCTGCCGGTTTTACCGGTCAGACGGAAGCTCGTCGAAAGCGTGCGGATCGAAATCGCGAGAAACCGTATTATTCTACCTTTGCGACCCCCGACGAAACAGGTGGGTCATGGCCCCAAGCGTCTGAAGATGAGGCGTTGATGTTGTCGTGTATCTCCCACAGGACTGGGTTTAGTGAGGAGACGTTGAGACAATACATCCACTCACTTCAGATCGACAACGCCTGGTCGGCCCCTACGCTGAACCGTGATGAAGAGCCGTGTCCCTATCAAGGGACCCTCGATGAAGACGGTCAGCCTATAGGCCGAGTGGACCCTCGTGTGTTTCAAGATGGCAGACAACGTGTCCATGATAGATTTCGTGAAAATGTTACCGATGGCGTCCCAGACGCTGTACCTGGGCCTGCGGGAAATGCAGACCCGGCGCAGCCAGGACCCGGCGGTGAACAAGGCGATGCTGGCGTACGAGGAGTGCGTCCGTGTGTCGGCCGACAAGATCGGCCGCGCAACGAAGAGCCTGTTACAGAGGCCCAACGTCGTCAAGTTCCTGACCGGAGAGGAGCCCGAAGAGGTGGACATCACGCAGCGCGTGGCGCCGGACCCGGCAGAGGTAATCCGGTTGCTCGCGGGCGGGGCGTTCCGCAAACCAGAGGCCGAGGAGGTAATCCCCGGCCAGGCGTACGCGGACGTGCTTAAGCGCGAATGAGCCCCACACGAGCCACGTTAGTGGTGGGCGTTCCAGCCCGAACCTCTCACAATATTAAAAGGATGTGATGTTGAAGCTGGATAGAGGCCGGGAGGTATGTTGCGATTCGCACTCCTCGGCCGTTCCCCATCTACTCACTGCTGAGAAAAGTATACCAGCA